AGTGCTTTAGTTGATCCGTCAACTTGTTGTCCTTGAGCATTTTGGCCGGCGGCTGCTTTTTTAACTTCTTCGTTAGCCTTTGCTTGAGCTGCTGCTAGACCTTCTTTAGTCTTTATATCATGACCATTTTCTAAAGCTGCTCTTTCTACAGCTTTAGTGTAGGTATCCATTGTAAGAGCTTGCTTATTGTAAGCATCTGCAACAGGACCACCGGCTGCACCAAGTTGACGCATCTGTAGAACATTTTTATCGTTAGCATCTTTAACAGCTTCAAGTCTTGCTCTTTCTTGGGCTTGGTCTGCTTTAAGCATACGCTCATCAGACTCAAGTTTTGCATTAGCAGAAGTCATGGCAGCTTCTCTAGTTGCTTTTGCTTGTCCTTGCATTAATGATGCTTGCTGTCCTGCTTCTTTACTAATAATATTACCAAATGCAAAGTATTCTTTAAACATCTGGCCGCGACCATCCATTTCAGCTTTTTGTAACTGCGCTCTTGCATTTGCTTCAAACTCTGCACGTTTTACAGGATCTGCAATCTCAGCTGCTTTTAACTTAATTGCTGCATCAAACTGCATGTCAGTCTGCTGCTTTTTCATTGCTTCCATTTGAACTTCACGGCTCTTACCGGTAAGTTTGGCCATAGCATCCATTTCTGTTGCTAGTTTGTTAGCACCTTCGAACGCAACTCTGTTTCTTTCTTCGTCATTTTTAACAATTCCCCTAACAGAAATTGTCTGTAAAGCTAACATGTCGTTAAGGTCTTTACTGCTGTAGCCTAATTGTTTTAAATTATCAGTTGCACCACTTTCAAAAAAGCCTTTGCTCAGTTTAGCAAAAGCTTCTGCACCACGACCTACACCAATACCTAAGCCTGCAAATCCTGCGGCATTATCTTTGACCACTGCGGCAAAATCTGCTAACGGAAGTCGTGTTCCAGCAGCCGCAGTGGTCATTCCTATGATGTCATTATTAAAACTAACGCCTGTCTTGCTTAGGTCTCTCCAGGTGCCCATGCCATCGTCAATTGCACCTTTGATAGCTGTAAAACCCTCACTTAGTTTTTCGCCAGTGTTGTTTAACTTATTACTAAAAGGATTTAGTGAGCCTGCTGCTTTAACCGCAGCATCGTCTATATCTTTCAACCCTTTAGAGGAGGCGGTGTTACTTGCTCCCGCACTACCGCCTCCGCTGCCTTTGCCAATAGCAGAGCCAATCTCTTTGCCCAATGCTTTTATATCTGCGTCAGTAAAATTACGTTCTGCCATTATTTTTCCAGGTGAAATCTGCGTATATAAATACCATTAATATATTTATCGGAACTAATCATGAGCCAATCTAATCCATTACAGAAGTTTTTCAGACAACCTAAAGTCTATGTTAGCTTGCCTAGCAAAGGGTTATACTACGAACCAGGCGCTTTAGTCGGTGATTACAATAATGTTCCCGTGTTTGCTATGAGCGGCATGGACGAGATCATTATGAAAACTCCGGATGCGTTGTTTACTGGAGAGTCTACTGCTAAGGTTATCGAAAGCTGCTGTCCTTATATCAAAAGTGCTAAGAATATGCCTGCTATTGATATTGATGCTCTGTTGATTGCTATTAAAATTGCAACTTTTGGACAAACTATGTCAGTTTCTCATACATGCAACACATGTAACGCAGAAAACGATTATGAAATTGAGTTGAGTAAGTTTTTAGACTACTTTGGCAATTTAAAATTTATTAATACTATACCTATTAGTGACTCGTTAATAATTAAAATAAGACCGTTGCAGTATGAAGAAATGAATTATTTCTCCATTGAGAATTTTAAGTTACAAAAAACTCTAATGCAGATAGCGGGACTTGCTGATGATGAGAAACAAAAACAAATTGATCAAATCTATAAAGATTTATCAGAACTACAGTTACAGTTGTTCTTAACCACTATTGAAAGTGTACAAGCTGAAAGCATGACCGTAGTAGAAAAGGCGTTTATTGAAGATTGGTTAAGAAATACTGAAAGAGAAACCTATCAGTTAATTAAAATCAAACTAGAAGAAAACAAAGATGCTTGGAACATGCCTGAACAAATGGTTCAGTGTGCTAGTTGCAATGCAGAAAACTCAATTATTGTTTCTATAGACCAATCAAATTTTTTCGCCTAAGGCTCTTGCATCTCTCTGATGCAGCTATAGAAGAATTTCTTAAAAAGTTAGAGTTAGATGTTAAGGGCCTAAAAGATGAAATATTTCGTTTATGTTGGTATATGAGAGGCGGTGTTAGCTCTCATGAACTATTTCATACGTACTCATATGAAGATAGAATGCTGATTAATGAAATCATCAAAGAAAACATTGAAGCCACAAAGAAAAGTGGCATGCCTTTAATTTAAATTCCCGGAATTGGCGGCAACTTTTGCCCAGGAGTAGCAAATTTTGTTAACGGATCAGGTTGCCCGCTGTTAATTGCTTGTGTTCTTAACAAGTTTAACGTTGGGTTAGACGAAAGTTTAATGTTACTTAGAAGTTTTCCATCTTTGTCTGTAACAATAACTTTGCTTGTTGGATTCTTAGGATCAACTACAAAGCCAGTTTTAGCAGTGACTCCTGCTAGATTATTAAGCCCGCCTGCATCTGCTTTAGCTTGTCTATCAGCTTGAGCTGCTGTAGCAGCATCTTGACTTCCGTATTTTCTAACATCTGCTTGATTGTATGAACCTGGAACTAGTTTGTTAGGAGCCTTTCCTGTAGAACTTTGATAAGCATCCATTATTATATCCCATAAGCTGTCTACAGGTTTACCAATATAACGAATCATACCGCCAGTCCAGTTGAAGAGAACATCTCGACCTGCATTAGTTCCAAGCCAGTTTTGCAACCAAAGCGCAAATGCTTCGGTTGCAATTACAGCAAGAATGGTTGCACCTGCTGTTGCATAAGTGGCTACGCCGCCTAGTACTCGAATAGCCCACTTAATTCCTGTTATACTTGCTACTGCCCTAGCTGTCCATTTGACTAGGGTTGGTGTTAATACTTGTGTAATGAAAACAGAAAACTCAAACTCTCGTTGCTCTACATATTTTGCATAGCCACCATCGTCACCGGGCAATTTACCCTGTACATACATAGCTTCTAGAATGTACAGTTGTTTGTAAAGTTGTATGATTGCTGCGCCAATACCTAATGCTTTAAAAAAAGTACCCCAAGCACCTACACGCTTGGTCCACATCTCAGTAACTTGTTGAGTCTTTATCAGCTTATCTGCATAGCTAGCAGAAAGCTTACTTAGACCAGCAGCTGATAAGCGTGATACTCCATATATAGTAACGCCGGTTAATGCTAAGGTAGTTAGATCTACACCAATGTCGGGCATAGATTCTGCAGCCGATTGTACTTTTTGTTTAGCTTGTCCTACTATGCTGTCATCAGATTTCTCTGCATCTTTTTCAGGATTGTCTTTTTTAACAGGTGTTTTTGCAGGCTCAGTATCTCTAAAAGCAGCAAAATTATCATAGTCTTCGGTAATAATCTGATAGATTTTCATAGTAATGTATTTATTAATGATGTACTTGCGTACATCTGTTCTTCGCTTGCGCTCGAACTATTTTGTTTTATTAATGCTGCGAAGCAGTTTAAATATTATCTAGATTGTTCAGTCACACTTTGCCCTAGCCGGGCAAAGAAAATTGAACATTATCTGAGTTGCACAATCCACCTAGCGTTACAGCAGTTACAGAGGCGGTCATCCGGTACCTCGAGCTGTGTCTTTATATGACGGCGGTCTACATGCATACGCTAACATACATGCAAACGTAGGGTATTTCTCCCTTCTTTTTGCCTAGAAATTCCTTAAAACAATCAAACCGCGGCAGCTTTGCGATCTTGGTCCTGTGAAGGATACTGATTGAGTGCTCTTAACGGCAAGAGTCTACGGATCCCTGCGACACTAGGTCCAGGTTTCTTCTGTTCGGCACACGAAATTAGCCTGTGCGAGCTTTAACCGTTTAATTGTTTGCCTTTAATGTGAGAACCGTGTACACGGACAGATATCTGTCCGTTGTAGTAGTCGTCACTTTCGAGAACACGTCTTGTAAATTGTTCTCTTGCCTCTATGTATGAGCATTCAGCCTTTGATGTGCAGTAGTAAAGTATTTCTCTTTTGAAATTCTCTGCGCCTAGAGTTTCTATATCTTTTGTTAGATGGTCGCTTGAGCCATAGTATTCACGCCAGTCAGAATCAATTTTAGAACGAATCTTCTTTTTCTTCTTTATGCCGTTTTTTTGTTTTATTGTTTTATAAGTTGTTTTAGAGAATTTTGCTAATTTCTTGCCTATATATTTGCGACCAGTTATGTTATTAGTGATGCAATAAACAAACCCAATACACTCTTCGGGTAGGGTTTCGATTAAAGTTCCTTGATAATACCATGACATGCACTTAGTTAGTGCCGGTACCGTCTTGTGCCTGTTGTTTTTGAGCGAGCTGTTCTTTTAGTAGTGCTTCTCTGTATTTTGGTGATTTAATTTTTGGTTTAAGACTGCGTATTTCTATAATTTCTGCTCGCATTTCTAATGCGATTCGCCTAATTTCGTATAGGTGTCTTCTTAGCCTAATACCAGAAGCGTGTGATTCTGTAGTTTCCCAGTCTTGATTTTCTTCAAAATACTTGCGAAACTCTTTCATCAACGCTTCATGGAGATGCTTAGTTGTCATTCTTCTATTTCTAAATCATTTGCGTAGCTGGTAAAGCCGTTTTCTTTAATAACCTTGAGCACGTTATTAACACGACCAATCAACTCGTCTTTGTGTGAGATCAAATAGATGTTCTTCTTACGTTCACGTGCCATCTTCTTAAGTACACCCAATGCGTTTTCAACACCGTTTGCATCTAATCCGTTGTCAATAAGTTCGTCGATGAATAACAAGTTAATGTTTTGATACAGGCTTTCCCACACATCACGGAAACTCCAAGACAACCCTAAGATTAATCTATTACGCTCACCACGCGACAAGTTATCAAAGTCTAGATCTTGTCCTAGCTGTGTAATCTCAACGTTTAAGTCGTTTAAGAAACTTACTTGATGCGGCAACCCCATCTTGTCAAGATAGTAGGTTAGTCTATTGTTCAAGTAGGCAAGATTTTGATCTATGATCTTCTTACGAATAAACGAATCCTTATTAGTCAACAACTTTAACAAGAACTCTTGATGATCCTTCATGGTATTTAACAAGTTAACATTATCCCACGATATTTCTTGAATAGCAGTGTGTCTAAGATCGTCAATTTGTTCTTGATAAGGATCTGTTTCTTGTTGTCTAGTGGCTAATGCAGTTTCTAAACTGACAAGATTGTTTTGATGCTTGAGTGCTTCTTCAATAGTGTCATAATAAGTTTTCGGTCTACCATTAATATCACCAATAGTTTCTAACTCTTGCATGACACTAGCATAGCTGTCGCTAACACCTTGTAGATAAATCATAGCATCTGCAAGATTCTTTTCAGCAGTTGCAGACATTTCTTCGTGCTTGTGTGTATGTAACCCTTGCTCACACGCAGGACAAGTCTTGTTCTTTAACTGTTCTAGTTCTTTTGTATACTTGGTTACACTTTTATCTGCTTGTATTACAGCAGTTTCAAGTGTTGATTTTTCTTTATTAAGACTTTTAATCTTGGCAGCATGATCTTCGTACTGTTTTAACTTAGCATGTTGCGTTAACTCTCGTTCAATGTCAACACTTTGTAGTTCTGTAATTGAGTCTGCAATCTTTACACAGTCTGTTTTCTGTTGTGCATACCATGCTGACTGTCTAGTCTCTAAACCAGTAATACTAATTTGAATCTTGTCGTTAGACTTCTTAGCAGCTTCAATATCTGCTGATTCTTGAAAGATATTTTCTTTTGTCAGCCTAATCTGTTCTTTAAGACTATCTGCTTTCTCTGACAGCAGAGTAATGCCTAATAACTGTTCAATGATCTCACGTTGTTCATTAGCCTTTAAGCTGAGAAACGGTTCTGTATAGGTGTTAAGAGCTACAATATGTTTGAACATATCGTGACTCATGCCTAACAGCTCGTCAATATCTTTTTGCGTTTCACGCATGTCGCCCTGACTATCATCAGTTGTCTCTGTGCTCTGCTCTTGATTATTAACATAGAACTTCATGATTGTAGGTTTGCGCCCACGTTCAATCTTATAATTGTTACCATCCTTGTCAAAAGTCAAGGTAACTAACATGTTCTTGTTGTTAATCTTGTTGATTAAGTTGTCTTTTTTGATGTTTGTAAGAGCAGTACCGTATAGAGCAAAGCTTAATGCATTGACAATGGTAGTTTTACCCGTACCATTACGTGATCCGCTGTCATCGCCACCTTGATCTAAGTTTTCACCTAGCACCAGTGTTAGTTGTTCTCTGCAAAAGTTCACAGCTTGGGTTTGATTACCCACGCTCATAAAGTTCTTAACTGTTAAATCTTTAATTTTAATCATAGGCTATTATAAATCTCCAACAGGATCTTTTTATCAAAAGTATCACTTTCAATATTAACAAGTTGATTGGAGACAATTTGATCTACACTTTCAAATGCTTGAATATCAATATCTGTGTTAATCTCAATATCTTTCTTTTCTGGAATAAGCGTTAGTTCACGGATATCATAATCTGTCATAAACTTCTCTTTGATAAAACTAGCTTCTTCATAACTGATATCAATGTCTAAACTAACACGTAGATGTTGGTTAGGTTTAATAATTGTGTCTGCGTTGTCAATTAGTTCGCTTAGTTTAACCGTGCGGAATGTAGGCTGCATAGGCCATGTGTGATATTCTGGCTGTCCGCTCCACTCAAGTATCATCATGCCACGGTCATCATCCCAGTTATCTGCATAATTGTGTGGAAATGCATTGCCAATATAGATCATATTGCGCTGTTGTTGGCGTTTGTGGAAATGTCCACTGAATCCCAACTCATAACCTTTAAAGCTGTCAAGGTTAATTTCGCCATGATCTGGCATCTGTATCATAGCGTTCATAAAGAAGCTAGGCAATTCAAAGTGACCAAATATATATTTGCCACCTTGCTTGCCCACAGTACGCCATTCATCGCCTACAAGCCAAGGACACAGTGTTACATCACCAACAGTCATAGGTTTATGCACCACAGTAATACCTGGAATGTATTTGCCAAACTCTACTGAGTGGATATCGCGCTTGTCTTTATAGTAAAGATCATGATTACCTGGAAAAAAGAAAAACTGATCAAATGCCGCACCAAGTTTTTCTAAAGCCCTGAGACTATAATCCATAGTAGTGATATTAAGACTATTGCGATTGTGATGCCAGTCTCCCATAAAGATTCCTGTATCACATCCTTGCTCTTTAGCTTTGGCAATATACCAATCAACAAAATCTTCACAGTCCTGGTTATGTACTTGACTGTTAGACTTTAATCCAAAGTGTATATCCGTAAAGCAGGCTACTCGTTTAAAAAGGTTACTCAATATATTATCTCCGTTAGACTATTATAGTTGTTTTACCACTACAGGTCAATCAGTAGTTTCGTCGAATCTTTTGACAGCGGCTGCGTGTTCTCCTGAACCAGTTCTAGAGTAACTTGGATTCATGCCGTTGATTTCTAGCAGATCGTCGCGGATATTTTGATTGCGTTTTTCTAAATTGATAATTCGAACAAAGCTGTTAGTAACGGCGGCAGTAAAATAAGCAAAAGGATTGTCCGATTTACTTTCATCGAACTGTAGACCAATTTGAGTAAGTTGTAAAATTGCTTGCCCTCGCATTTCATCATTGTAAGTATATCCACGAACGTTACCTCTTGTAGCATATCTTTCGCATAGTTTAATGTACATACGGGCTAGAGTATTAGTAATCTGCCCGTGTTCTTTATTAAACTTGCCCTTTTCTAAATCGCCTTTCCAATGGCTTTTCCCTACACATACTAGAATATCGTTTTCATCAAATTTCCAGTGTTGGAAAGGCGGAAAGTTTACTTTATCTCTATGGTCAGCAAGTGTTTTAGGATTCTTTTTACGAGTATTATTAAGCGGAATATGATCAAACGTCATAATACGGAATACAACATCTGTTTTATTGATCTTCTTATAGTCAACTTCGGTATCTGATTGTTTAACTTTTTCGCCAAGAGCTTTACGCTTTTGATATTCTTCTTGACCTAAACGTTTAGCCTGCGCTCGTTTAGCTTCTGCAATAGTTCTAATATTAATTTTATCAATGTTGGGTAGTATAAGATCGTATCTATGATATTCTGGTTGCAGAAAACTACAATATGTATTTTTGCTTTTGTGTATTTCTTCTAGTAAATCTTTGTTATTGAGGTAATTAACTTTCATAGTAGTCCTATTTTCTTTTATTATAAACTATGCACTTAATTTTGTCAACTAAATAGAGTAACAAAGGAGTCCAATAATGTCAGGTCCATTTGATAGATTTTCAGGCTCGGTCGGTTCGTTCTCATCTATTGGTTCAGCTGCTACTCAAGCAATGGGAACACTAGGAACAGTTGCCGGAGAAGCTGCTAGAATCTCTGGAGCAATAAGCGGAGCACAAAGTGCAGTACAGTCAATTTCTGCTCTTCGCAGTATTAATTTGCCTCCTGGCGGAAATCCTATAGCTAGGTTTGCACAAGGAGCCGCACTATTTAGTGGTGCAGTTAATCAGACCATAGGAGCTGTGGGCGGAATTGCTAATTCTGTTGGTGCTATAGGTAGTGCATTTAGCTCCATAGGTTCATTGTTTGGCGGAGGCGCTGGCGGAGGCGGTGGAGGCGGAATGAGGGTAACAAGCACATTGGGCAATGCTTTTGGCAGCGGCGCCGGTGATTGGCGTGTTAGATTATCTGGAGCCACCGGGAAATTTGTATTCCCCTATACTCCGACAATTTCAGTTAGTGGTGGCGCTCAATATGAAGAAGTACCGTTAACACATCAAAACTACAGTTTCTTTGCTTACCAAAATAGTAAAGCTGAGTCGATCACAGTTAACGGTCCGTTTTTTGTTGAAGATGCTAGTCAAGCACCGGCATGGTCACAGGCAGTTAATTTTTTAAGAGCAAGCACAAAAATGTTCCAAGACGGCAATCCTCCAATTATTTTAAAATTTAATGCCTACGGTGATTATGTGTTCAAAGACGTGCCAGTGATTATTAGAAATTATTCAATTGATTTACCTAACGGTGTTGATTATATTAATACTGGGTCTAGTCATGTACCTATTAAGAGTACATTTAGTATAACATTGCAGCCAATTTACAGTAGAGAAAAAATTAAAACATTTGATTTACAATCGTTTATCAGTGGTGGTAGCGGAGGATTCATCTAATGTCAGCAAATTATAATGAAACTAGCCCTTGGAAAGACACTCCTATTGTTGGAAACTATTTAGATTTTTTAACAATTCGACCTATACCTGCGGACATAGATGATTTTCTTTATACAGTCGAACCACAGTATTCTCATCGTCCAGACTTACTGTCATACGATTTATATAAAACTACTAAACTTTGGTGGGTCTTTACACAACGAAATTTAAATGTTTTACAAGATCCTATCTATGATTTTATTCCAGGTATAAAAATTTATATCCCTAAAGGTAATAATCTATTTAAATTTTTAGGATTGTAATATGGCATTGCTCAAAAATGTAGCAACATTTAACACGGCAGCAAGTAAAGCCACAGCAACACTAACTGGTACAATGCAGTCAGCAACTAGCCTGTTAGGATCAGCTCAACGTTCAGCAACAACTATTAAAAATTCTGCTGTTAATGGGTTAACAAATGTTGGAACAGGAGTTATAAGTGCTTTACCAGGAGTAGCAGTTGGAGTTGGATCTGCCGCAGCCGCAGTTGGCGCTATTGGCGCACTAACCGGCAATTCTGGATTAGCAAATGCTGCCGGCAGACTAGCAGGTGCTGCTGCGGGTATTGCTGCCGGCGTTGCCGCAGTCGGAGCAGTTGCAAATGCCTTGGGAGCAGTGTCTAGTGCATTTGGAGGCGCTGGTGCAGCCTTAGGCGGCGGTTCTTCTGCTAGTGCAATAAAAGCAAATCCGTTACATGCTTTTGCTTCTTACAATTATCTATTTGGCCTTTATGCGCTATCAGACGGAGAAGCAAACGGAGGTCTTAGGAACGGCGCTGGAGTTCCTATAATCCTTGAAGGAGAACCAAACACTCCTACAATAGGTGCAACTACTTTTATTGACGATGTTAATTTAACTGGAAACATGGGACTAAGTCAGCAAGCAGGTAACTCTAATGTGCATAAAATTACTTTT